ACCGAAGATGTTTGGGAAGATTGTTTGAAACAGCAACAACGGAGTCTAACACTTGATCCAGCAAGTAGATCCTAATGTTGACTATGATGTTGTATGGCGACCTTTACCTGGAACGTCGCAAGAGTTTGCGATTACAACTCCTGCCCATCACACGCTGTACTACGGCGCTCGCGGTCCAGGTAAAACTCTTTGCCAACTAATGAGGTTCCGCGCGAGGGTTGGACTTGGGTATGAGTCCTATTGGCGAGGGGTGATCTTTGATCGCGAGTTTAAGCACTTGGAAGATTTGGTCACGCAAGGTAACCGGTTCTTTCACAAGTTTGATGATGGGGTTGAATGGAAAAAGTCAGCGAGCGATTACAAATGGGTTTGGCCGACAGGAGAGGAACTTTTACTTCGCCACGTTAAACAAAAAGAAGATTACAACTCATTTCACGGTCACGAGTATCCTTATCTTGGATGGAACGAATTAACAAAATGGTCAACCCCTGACCTTTACGATCTCTTTATGTCCGTCAACCGTTCGTCGTTCCAACCAAACTTACATACTCCCCACCAATTAGTTCGCGGGCAACGCAATTACCTTACGTTGGACGGGAAACCTCTCCCTCCAATTCCATTGGAAGTGTTTTCAACAACGAACAGTAGTGGTCCTGGTCGCAACTGGGTAAAGAAGCGATTTATTGATGTTGTGGAACCGGGAACCATCGCTCGTAAAGAAATTAGGTATTACGATGAATTTGCACAAAAAGATGTGGTAGTTGAACGAACGCAAGTTGCCATCTTTGGATCGTTTTATGAAAATCCGTATCTTGATCCGATTTATAAAGCAGGTTTAATTCAATCTTGCGAGGCAGATCCAAACAAATATGCATCTTGGATCGAAGGCCGATGGGATGTGTCTGAAGGCGGCGCGATTGACGACCTTTGGAAGTCAGACATTCATGTAATTTCGCGACGACCTATTCCCGCAGGGTGGAAGCTGGATAGATCCTTTGACTGGGGATCAACTCATCCCTTCGCTTGCATCTGGTGGGCAGAGGCAAATGGCGAAATGATGCAGTGGTGGGATGGCAAGACGTTCCGTGAGTGGACTCCAGCCAGAGGATCGTTAATTGCAATTCAGGAGTATTACGGATCGGGGATTAAGCCAAACACAGGACTCAAGATGTCGGCCAAAGACATTGCTTTAGGGATCGTGGAGCGAGAAAAGGCATTGCAGTCTGAAAAATGGATTCACCAGCGAATCCAATCCGGTCCTGCGGACAATCAAATTCGTGATGTTCGTGAAAGCGACGTTGAAACAATTGAACAAAAAATGGCAAAAGAAGGGGTCATCTGGACAAAATCTGATAAATCAGCAGGTTCTCGAAAAAATGGTTTACAATTAATGCGGGATCGGTTACAAGCCTCGTCCTTACGAGAAGGGCCAGCAATTTATTTTATGAACAATTGTACAAGTTGCATTGAAACCCTTCCTATCCTTCCAAGAGATCCAGATAATCTGGATGATGTTGATACGGACTCTGAAGATCACTTATGGGATGCCGTTCGTTATCGAGTGTTGAGCGGCAACAATCAATACGTTACTAAACTGCAATCACGTTGGAATCGTTAATTATGCCTAATGTCCAATATCAACGACTTGAATTAGCGGACATGCTTGCGATTTACGAATTCATTCGTGACATCATGGCTGGTCAGCATTGTATGCAAGAGGCTGGTACAAAGTATTTGCCCAAGATCAATCCAACTGATGCATCAGCAGAAAACACAGCCAGGAACGCGGCTTATCTCGAACGAGCCATTTTCTACAACTTTACAACAAGAACGGTTCGCGGACTTGTTGGTGCAATTTTTCTTCGTGAACCGGTAATCGAACTTCCTGAATTGCTTCAACCATTGTTACTCGATGCTGACGGTAACGGACTCACACTAACCCAACTTTGCAAACTTGCTTGTGGGCATGTCTTACCTTACGGTCGCGGAGGATTGTTGACTGATTATCCAGATCGGGGTGGACAGACGACAACACTTGCCGAAATCAAAAGCGGTCAAGTTCATCCAACAATTACCTTTTATTCTCCTTGGGACATTATCAATTGGCGTAGTTCCGACGATGAAAGTGCGCCGTCAAATTTAAATCTGGTTGTTCTTCGTGAAAGCTATGATAACGACGTAGATGGATTTGAGACTCGTTCCTATTCGCAATATCGTGAGATTCGAATTGTTGATGGTAAAGTGCGAGTTACAATCTGGCGACCGGAGTCAATTGATCCCAATGGTCGAGCAACCAAACAATATGGAATCTACCAAGAGTATTTTATTCTTGGTGGTAATGGCGAACCGTTAACGGAAATTCCATTTATGTTTCTTGGATCGGAAAACAACGATCCTAAGATTGATTACCCTCCTATTTATGATCTTGCAGTTGTTAATCTTGGTCATTGGAGGAACAGTGCTGACTACGAGGAATCGTGTTTCATGGTCGGCCAACCGACTCCAGTTGCGATTGGATTGACCGAGGATTGGGTAGACAACTATCTAAATCGCAGGTTGGATCTGGGTTCTCGCGCGGTGATTCCATTACCTGTTGGTGCAGATGCCAAGTTGCTTGAAGCGTCACCAAACACATTGGCGTTTGAAGCGATGAAGCATAAGGAAGAACAAGCGCGGAAACTTGGCGCGAAGTTGATTGAAGAACGGAAAGTTGAAAAGACCGCGACCGAAGCAGAGATTGATTCAGGAAGTGAAAACTCGGTTCTGATGGATGTTGTGGTCAATGTTCAAAAAGGATTTGTGACCTGCCTCCAGTGGGCAGCAAACTTTGTTGGTGCAAATTCTGACGAGATCATATTCAAACTGAATGATAATTTTGATCTAACTGGATTGACTGCTGAGGAAGTTCGGTGGTTGATCGAGTTGGTTCAATCTGAAACTCCATTACTGGTCATGGAAGAAGCACGAGTTGTGTTGCGTCGAAGCGGTTTGGCAACTTTACCGTTTGATGAATTCATTACTCAAGTTCAAGCTGATAAACCAATTAAAGATGCACTTGTGCCGGAACATTTAAAACCAAAAGCACCGGCAGAAACTAAACCCACGAATGAAAGATAAAGACGATGCCTGTTTCCCCGAAGCTGACGAACGAAGAATTTGCAACACTTCCCGATAACGTCAAAGGTGCTTACCGTGTTTCAAACGCGGGAGGTTACGAACTGGATATTCCGGTTGGTCATTTCATTGACGACCAAGACCCCGCAGCACTCTTGAATGCCAAGAACTATGTCAACGAAGAAAACAAATCTTTGAAGGCAAAGTTGGCGGCGATTGAAGATGAAAAGGCTAAAGCGATTGCCGAGGCAGAAGCGGCAAAGGCTAAAAAGAGTGGTGATTTTGATGCTTACCGGCAACAGGTAGATGCCCAATTGGAAAAAATTCGGCAGGATCACGAAGCTGAATTGCGGCAACGGGATGAATCCATTCTCCAGAACACGTTGCTCTCAACAGCAACTCAAATCGCATCGGAATTATCCGGCGATAAAGCTCATTTCATGGCACCCATCGTTCGTGACCGGTTGATTGCGACAATGGAAAATGGCATCCCAAAAATACAAGTCAAAGATACTTTAGGGAATGTTGCGTTGGGTGGAACCGTTGATAGTTTGAAAAAAGAATTGTTGACAGACCCACGAAACGCACCCATAATTGTGCAATCAAAAGCCTCTGGCAGTGGTACTCCAGGTTCCCATCCTTCGTCGGTGACAACGGAAGGGAAAAAGTATTCTGACTTTAATCCTGCCGAACTGAGCGATCTGCGCAAAAGTGACGAGGCTACTTATCAGAAACTTGTGGCTGAACGTGATGCGGAGAAGCGCCGAGTAGGGGCAATGCCTCTGGGTGCTAAACCAATTTAAAATTCAAGTTTTCTATCTGGTAAGGATATCCATTATGGCATCTGTTCTTTTGAGTGATATTGTCGATATCACTGTCTATCGTGATCTCGAACCGGAAATTCATCCTGAGATCACTGCGTTTTGGGAATCCGGCGTAGTTGTCGGTGGTGATTATTTCAATCAACTGGCTGCCGCAGATGGTCGAACCGCAGAAATGATTTTTTGGCGGGATCTTGATCCTGCTGTTGAACCAAATTATAGCGACGATTCTGACGACCGAGCGACCCCAGGAAAAACCCGACAAGACGATGCGACGGCGAAAAAAGCGCATCTCAACAAAGGTTATTCTTCGAAGGATCTTTCTCGTGAATTGCAAACCGGCGTTGATGCCATGCAATTTATTCGCAACCGATTCAGCGCGTATTGGACTCGGAACTGGCAACGACGAATCATCAATTGCACAATTGGTTTGTTCAATGCGAACGTCGCTGGAAACTTCGATGCCAATGCAGCGGTTGCCGGTGTCGCCGGAGATATGGTCTTGGATATTTCCATTGAAGATGGAGATAACGCGCTTGCCGCGAACTTGTTCAGTCGGACAGCGTTCACGCAAGCCGCATTCACGATGGGTGATCACGTTGACATGATCCGCGCGATCCTGGTTCACAGCGTTGTTTACCAGCGAATGGTTGATTCAGACGACATTGATTTCATTCGCGATTCGCAAGGCACCATGTTGATTCCGACATATCTTGGCAAACGAGTTATCATTGATGACTCATGCCCAAAGATTGCAGGAAGTACAAGTGGTTTTCGTTACATTTCCGTAATGTACGGCGAAGCGATGTTTGGTTATGGCGAAGCTGATCCGACCGTACCGGTTGAGGTTTGGCGAGATCCACAAACCGGTCAAGGTGGTGGTGAAGAACAAATCTGGGAACGAAAGACTTGGTTGATTCATCCTTTGGGATGGACGAACGAAAACGCTGTTGCGACTGCCAATGCAGGATCGCAAAGTCTGGCCGATTTGCAGGACGAATCCAACTGGACTCGTACCCACAGTCGCAAGAACGTCCCCATCGCATTCCTGGTGACCAACGGTTAAGTCAATTTTTTGATTGGCTTATTTCCCATCCCGTAATTTATTTCGGATCTTTTTGATGAGCGACGAAAACAAACCTGTCACTGGTTTCCCTCCAGTGGAGGAAGCATCGGAACCTGCGGTAGTTCAAGGGGAACCTCATGTTGGGACTGATTTGTTCCCGAAAGAGGCAACCAAAGGCAAGGTTATTCGAGTAGACCCTAATGCTGATAACGACTTCAATGCCGTTCAAGCGTCAAGGGAAAAACGATTCTTGAAAGAGAATGCCCTTCGCGGCGACATTGATGCGCAAATTGCGATACACATGGCGAATTTCAGACCGATGAAATAAGCGGTTTGTTTTTAATATTTCCTTCGGGGAAATCCTTGCTGCGTGACGGACTAGCAGGAAGCTCGCAGCAAGGTCATTTTATTCAGGTTTTGAAATGGCAATTACGTTAACCGTCGAAGATGGATCTATTGTAGCAAGTGCAAATTGCTACATTGATGAAACGTATCTCGCCACGTATGCGGAAGATCGAGGCTTAACGATTAACGCTGACGCGGAAATTCAAAAGGCTCAGATTATCAAGGCAACGGATTATCTCGAAGCATTCCGCAAACGCTATCAGGGGGAAAAGACTGACCCTCTCAATCAAGAATTGCAATGGCCGCGAACCGATGTCGTTTTTGATTCAACCGTTGTTCTTGGTGATGATGTTATTCCCGAAGTTCTGAAAAAGGCGCAAGCCCAGCTTGTAATTGAGCAAGAAGCTGGAGTTAAACTTTTCCCCGATGCAATTGACGAAACAACGATAACCGGGCCAATCAAAAAACGTGCAGTCGGCCCATTGGTTCGAGAGTTTCACAATCCGTTAAAAGAAAACATTGTCACAAAAATCAATCCGCAGAAACCGGTTCCAATTGCGAGCGTGATGTCTCTCCTTGAACCATTGTTCAAACAGGGATCTTTTTTGAGTGCAATGCGGGTATGACGATTTACGATGAATTTTTAGCCGATGCCATTGAGGAGATTGACTACTGGACCCCTGACGGTCCAAATGCGATTTGGGTGAAGAAAGGTACTCCAACCGTTCCTGACGTAAATAAGCCTTGGGATATTCTTCCTCCAGTCGAAGTTGAACACGATGTGAGGATAGTCTTTTTACCCGATGATCTGGAAGATCGACAACTTTATAAATATTTAAGAAAGACTGAAGTTGCGCAAGGTCAAGTTAACGGATGGATGTACCATTATGATGCGTTCGATCCTTTGCTCAACGATGTTGTTCGAAGACCAAAAGAACATGATCCTGGGAACTATGACGAGTTAATTGTTCGAGCGATTGATCCACTCCGGCCAGACAACCAAACAATAATTTATTTCATGGAATTTGGCAGATAATGCCTACGACCTATCCAGAAGCAGTCGATGCGATCTTCACGGCATTTAATGTCGCTTGGAAGGCCAACACGACGGCAATCTGTGGGTACATTCCTGAGATAAGATGGCAGAATATTGAGAGTCCTGATGCGCCGCCAACCAACAAGCATTGGGTAAGACTTACTATTGAAACTGTTGATGAGGCTCAAAGTAGTTTGCGGGGAGAAGACAAAGACCTGGGATTTGGTAAAAGATATGAATCCAATGGTTTGGTTTTTGTTCAATTATTTTTTTCAAAGGCCACATTAAAATCGGGCGATGACCGCGAACTTGCGGAAGTTGCAAGGAAAGCATTCATTCAGCCCGTAGCTGATGGTGCCGTTTGGTTTCGCAACTCAATGAAAAACGAGTTGACACCAGAAGAAGACTGGTTCAGGACTAATGTAACTGCCAGATGGACATACGACGAAATCATTACTAATTAGAAGGATTTATCATGTCGAACGAAGGAAACAAGATTGATTCCAATCTTACTGGTTTGGCTTACGCCGAGGAAGTTACATTGGGAGTGTTGCCAAGTGGTTCTGCCGCAGGATCACCTGTATTGGGAGCGTTTACTGCTGCTACCACCACATCTTCTGTTGATGCAATCAGTTTTGCTTGGGACGATGTTACCAAGCAACTGACAATCACGGCCAACATGCTTACCGGTCAACAGACCTGTTATTGCCGGGTTGATTCGGACTTGAACGGAACTGATGTTGGTATTTACATCAACAGTTATGCTGACACGGAAGCGTTGGAATCAAGCGATACTGCCGGTGCAATCGCCGTTTGGGATTCTTCTCCTATTGCATTACCCACAGACGCGGAAATCGTTGTTGTGCTTGCCCTTCCTAATGCAATTGAAGGTGAAGTATTTACGATCAATTTCGATAACCTGACTGGTTTTGCTGATGCTGATTTGCGAACCTTTGAACTGGGCGCGTTGGGAACGGGTGTCGCAATTTGGCGAGAACTGGAACCAAACAGTTACGGCGATTTCGGTGGTGAGATCACCAACGTCGCACGTAATCCGATCTCGAAAGATCGTCAACGTCGCAAAGGCGTAACGACCGATCTTGATGCCAATGGTGGATTTAATCAGGACATCACACAAAATGGATTGACGCGGTTGATGCAAGGTTTTTTCTTTGCTGCCGCCCGTGAGAAAGTCTCGACCAATCCGTTGCGAGGAACAGGACCGGCAACCATCGTTCCTGTGATTGCAAGCATTACCAATGTTGGAGTGGTGACTGTTGGCTCAAGTCAAGGTACCGAATTTAAACCGGGGGACTTGGTTTACCTTTCTGGGTTTGCCAATGCCGGTAATAACGGGTTGGCTGTTGTCTCGGCAGTGGCATCAACAACTGTCACTTTGGTGGACAAAGGAACTTTTGTTGCCGAAACGATTGCCGCAAACATGGAAGTTTGTGGGTTTCGTCAAACCGTAGCAAAAGGCGATTTAACAGTTGTTGGCAACAAAATTTTGTTGACCAACGATACAGATGATTACACAACACTGAATTTGAATGTTGGTGAATGGATTTTCATCGGAGGCGATGCCGCTAATACGGCTTTTGCAAATAATTACGGGTATGCCAGGATTGAAACAATCACGGCAACTGTGTTGACTTTGGTCAATCCAACTTGGGCAAATCCTGTCGATGAGTTATCAACAGGGGATACGATTGAACTTTACTTCGGTGCGTTTATGCGTAACGAAGAAGACGCAGATTTGATTGTTTGTCAATCGTACCAACTTGAACGATCTCTCGGCAAAGCTGAAGGCGGAACACAAGCTGAATACCTTGTTGGTTCAATTGCCAATGGTTACACGCTCAACATTCCGACCGCAGACAAGTTGAATGCGGACTTGGAATTCATTGCTTTGAAAAATGAAACACGGCCAGGAAGTCTTGGACTCAAAGCCGGAACTCGTGTTTCTCCGACCGTCGAAGATGGATTCAACACTTCTTCGGACATTTACACGGCGAGAATGTATTTCCACGACGAAAACGATGTGACTCCTGAACCATTGTTCAGTTACATTCAGGAATTGACATTATCAATCACCAACAATGCTTCGCCCACGAAAGCGATTGGTGTTCTTGGTGGATTTGATGTCAATGTCGGCACGTTTGAAATCGGTGGTGAAGTCACTGCGTACTTCCAAAACGTCGATGCGATTGAAGCGGTCAAGTCCAATGACGACATTGGGATTTACATCATTGCCGCGCGTGAAAATGTTGGTTTCATTTATGATATTCCTTTGCTCTCGATGGGTGGAGGAAGGTTGAATGTTGAACAAGATCAACCAATTATGATCCCGGTTGAAAACATGGGGGCCAAGTGCGTCAATGGTTACACGTTGTCCGCAAGTTATTTCCCATACTTGCCTGACTTGGCAATGCCGACTTTGTAATAAATTAATTTCCCCGAAGTGAAATTTTTCCCGATAGGATGAAACATGAGTCTGAAGAAACAATTTGGTACGAATCAGGATAAGGAAAAAGAAGGAGTTTGGGTTGAGGTCGGAATCGAAGAAGTAAACGAGAAACCTATTCGATTCAAGATCGCGAGACTGACTCAGCGAAACAAAGAGTATCAAAAAACTGTGACCAAGCATGGCCGCAAGTATCAGAATGTGAACAACATTCCTGCTGACGTTGCTTTGGCAATTTCACAGAAAGCGTTTGTTGATTGCATTCTGCTTAATTGGGAAAATGTACTGGAGTATCGGACAGAGCAATTGAGTTCTGGGTTTCCTTCACCGAACGGCGAAATGTTAATGCCTTATAACAAGGCCAACGCGACGTTTTTGATGAAGGATCTTCCTGACCTGTATTTGTTGCTGTCGAACCTTGCGGCCTCGCCTGAAACATTCATGGACGAAGATGAAGAAGTAGATTTGAAACCAGACATTGGCACACTTGAGGAACCGGAAAAAAACTGACGCGCGTCCTACTTTGGCAACTCGAAGTAGGAGACACAGCGGAGTTCATTATTAAACAGGCGCAGCGGACAGGGCATCCAGTACCTGAGAGATTGCAGAATCGCCCACAGGTTAATCCTGCTTTACAATTTTTCTACGACGCATTTTTTGAACTGACATTTGACCGGCAACTGGGAATGGGTGTCGGCCCAATTCCATTGACTGCCATGTTTGCCTACAGCGAACATTATGATTTAGGGAACGAACTGGAAGATGACCTGATTCACTTTGTTCGACAGATGGATATCGAGTACCTCAAGTTCTCGGAAAGGAAGTCGAAAATTGGCAAGGGATCTACGAAGTCTCGCCGGTCGAATGCGAAAACTTAACCGCCGATTGGAATTCACGGCAGGCAAGATTACTCGCGAAGCGGCATCCATTGTTGTGGATGTACTGGTTGATCGTACTCCCATCGACACCACCAAAGCTGTCTCCAATTGGCAGGTTGGTATCAACCGTCCTGTGCGAACAATCATCCCTCCTCATTTCCCAGGTAAACTCAAATCTACTGAATACGCGAGTACCAGGGAAACAAAGAATCTGGCTGAGGAGAAGATAAAAGAATATGTGAAGCATGGAGTAATTTATGTTTCCAACCATGTGCCGTATATTCAAGGGTTGAACAACGGCACCATCTCGGCGCAAGCCAGTGGGTTCGTTGAAGCAGCAGTTGTTTCTGCTCAACTTCGTTTACAGAATTTGAAGATTAACGTATCTGGATTGGTGGCACCTTAATGGCAACTATTGGTATTGACATTGCGATGCGGGATCGAATTCAGAAAAGCATTCAGACACAGATTGATGCCATCGGTCGTTCTGCTTTAGCGTCAGATCGCCACGTTAAAAGTTTACAGGTCAGTGTCAATTCATTAGGAGTGGCAACTGTCACTGGTAGACTTGCCCCAGGTCTTGTCCGAACTGGTCAAGCTGCTGATAGAGCAAGTCGGTCTGTTAAAACTTATGCCGCAAGCGCCAGAACCGCAGCAGTCGCCAATCGAAATTTATACAACTCGACGTTGGAGACGTTTCGTGGGCTGCGAACTATTGCTTCCATTGCTGCTGTTATCGGAGCGGGTCGCGGGTTTGTGGGCGCGTTGGACACATACCAGCAACTCGAAAACAGATTGAAGTCCATTACGGACGGTCACGAACAGCTTGGCGCAGTAATGCGGAAGTTGTTTAATATCGCCAATGAAACACGAACCCCCGTTCTTGGTCTTGCAACAGCGTATCAGAGATATGACAAAGCGTTGTCTCGCGCAGGTGCGAGTCAGCAAGAGGTTCTCGATTTTACAACGACGATTGCCAAGGCTTTAAAAATTGCTGGGGCGACTGCGACTGAAACAGAATCAGTCATGCTTCAACTTGGACAAGCCTTAACCAAAGGAAACCTTGACGGGGAGGAACTGCGCGCGCTTCGAGAGAATGCTCCTATTGAAGTAATGGAGGCTTTAGCCAATGTTCTAGGAGTTAATGTCGGCCAATTGAAGGAACTTGGTCGTCAAGGTTTGATTACAACCAGCGTGATGCGGCAAGCCTTTCGAGATTTGAAGATAACCGTTGATCGGGATTTTGCACAAACTTTGCCCACTGTGAGCGAGGCATTTGTCGTTCTTGGAAACAAACTGACGCAATTCTTTGGCGAGAACGAGCGGGTACGCGCGTCAATGAAGGCTTTGGCTGCTGGGATAATCAATGCAGCAAACAATGTTCCTGACTTAATACGAAAGTTGCAAGGTTTGGGTGCAGCAATGCTCGTGATGAAGCTCCAATCGGGTGCCTTAAAAATTTCATTGGTTGGATTGATCACGGCGTTTCGAACTTTGGCTATTGTTACGGGGGCTGCTCTTGTTGGTGGGTTGGTTGCTTATCGAAATGAGTTAAAAGTTACTGAAGACGAAATGGTAACTTTTGCTGACGCGATAAAAACTCACTGGACTTTATTGAAAAAATTTCTTGAAGACATAACTATCGAGACTCCTGCTGAAGATTTATTTTCAAGCGATACTGCCTCTGAGTTTTTTAGGGCAAGTGTTGAACTTGTAAAAAAGTTTACAGTTGCAATGACAATTGGATTCAATAAAGTCTCAAAAGTGTTCGGGAGTGCGTTTGTCGAAGTCGTTCAGGGAATGCAAATTTTATGGTTGAAGTTTGTCAATAATGTCAGAATAGGGGCAGATGAATTAGTTACCAGTTTTCAAATTGTTCGAAATTCAGTTAGAGAATTGTTTGGTGGAGAATCAACTCCCGTCACAGGACTGATAGGAACTGCCTTCGCAGTTGATACTACTAAAGCCGAAATTGGTCGTTTGGAAAGAAACTTAGAAATTTTCAGAAAAAAGACTAAGCAATCAGCCAAAGAAGCGGCTGAAGAAATAAATTTTGAATTTGACTTAGCCTTTAAGTTATTAGAAGGGCAGTATAGAGCGACAGCAGATGCAAGAGTTGCTGCCGAAGAAGCAGCAGCAGAGAAAATACTTAAAGCAAATCAAACCTTGCGTTTGAAAAACAGGCAAAAAGAAATTGAAGATGAGCAGTTTCGACGTGAGAGATTTATTCAAGCCTCAAACGAGAGAATTCAAGATGCAATTGGCAAGAACAAAACTCTTGTTGAAGTTGTTCGCGCAGGGATAGTTGAAGAAGACCGAATCAATCAAATCAGTAATCAAAAGCGACGGGAGTATGAACGAGAAACTTCAAGAGTTCTGAAAGAAGAATGGAACGCTGTTGCAACCTATATCGAGGAACGCACACGTCAAATGGTTGAAGTGGTTCGAAGTCTGCTGACACAAATTTCTAATGCCATTTCTGGAATTTTGAGTTCCCTTGGTTCTATCTTAAGCCAGAACGGATTGCCTCTTAGTGCAGCTTTGTTGGGACCAGGAGGCCCGAGTTTTTTAAGTAAACTCGGCGGAACCGGAGTCGCCGCACAAGGATCAGCTTTTGCTGGATCGTTATTGAACGCTGGTTCCGCAGGTTTGCAAGGAATCCAAAATTATTTTTCACCGATTACAAACATAGTTTCTGATGCTTTTACGTCAGGAATTCAACAAGCCATTCGCTCCCCACAACTGGAAACTCTCGGACCAGAATTGCAACAGACTCTTGAACGGTCGATCAACAAAGATGATCTTGCTGGATCTTTTCGCGCGGCTCAAGTTTCAATTCTACCTCCCGAAACAGCTCAGGGAATTCGAGATGCCCAACTGGGAATTGACAATTTATCAAGTAGTTTGCAAGGTATGTACAACTTGTCGAGATCAAACGGACCCGCGATAGAGAATGCCGTTTGCGGACCTGGAGGATGAGGTGCGGCTTCCGCTGCCGTGTCGCAGTATTCCAATTCTCTCCAAGGCGCTGCTCAAGCCACTCAAGGTTTGAGTAATGCCAGTCAACTTCTTGGTGCGGACTTTGAATCGCTCAGTCCTGAACAACAAGCTGCGAAATGGGCGCAGTACCAGCAATCTGTTTCAAGCACGACCAATGGAGTCAAGCAATACAACGATCAACTTCAAACTGCAAACGCATCGCAAGCGAAGTTCAACGATACGGCGACTCAGGGATTCCGCAACCTCGGCCAAGCGGTTCGTGGGTTCGGTCGAAATGCTCAGGAAATTTTTGCGATCACATTTCGAAACGCGCAGGATGCGCTTATTGAATTTGTCGAAACCGGCAAGTTCGATTTCAAAAAATTCATTCGCGGGATCGCAACTGACCTGTTGAGACTGTTTACCAACCAGCTTTACGGGCAATTGGCTCAAAAATTGTTTGGGGGAGCGGGGATCGGTGGAGGAGGATTTGGAGGAGGATTGTTTGGGGGTGGGGGAGGCTTGTTCGGCGGAGGCTTGTTTGGAGGGCTATTTGGGGGTGGATTCGGCCTATTTGCTTCGGGGGGTTATACAGGTGACATTTCTCCTAATCGGGTTGCAGGGATGGTTCACGGGGGCGAATACGTCATGCCAGCCAAGCAGACGGATCGTTATCGGCCAATCCTCGAAGCAATGCGAAGTGGAAAAGGATTAAATTCGATTCCTGCCCAATCACGAGTCAATAATCAACCAAATGTTATTATCAACAACTATGCTGATCCTGTTGCAATTCAAGCAAGTCAGGACGCAGATGGTAATTACGAAATTACAATGAGAAGGATTGCAGAAGACGTACTGAAAACAAAAGGGCCACGCCAAACTTCCAATAACTTACGTCGTCGTAATAGTCGCGAAAGTAAAGCGTTGCAAGAAAGTACAAACATCGCAAGGCGACGATAATGGCACTTGAAACTTTTTTGATTCCTCCCGATCAAGCAGGGTACGCTGTTGAAGATGGCGATACGTTTGTGATGGTTCAACTGGAAGGAGGTTTGTCCAAGGTTCGCCGTGATGTTTTGGGCGCGGCGAGAATAGTAGATGTGACGTGGATATTTGATCGCAACACGTATCGCTACTTCACCGCGTTTTACGAAACTGTTTTGGCTCAAGGATCGCTTCCTTTCTATATGGATTTGATCCTCGATCATCCCATCCCAGCAACTTACGAGTGCCGATTCTATCCCAACAAAAAATTGTCTGAACAAAAAGGATTAGCTTATACAGTTCAGGCCAAACTTGAGGCTTTACCCCCAGCGGCAAATGCCAGTTTGGATAATTCAATTGTTGATGCATACGAAGCAAATCCAAATTCCAATCTGATAGATTTTGGAATAGGAGATTTACCTCAACCTCCTCAACTTGTGGGGTTCATTCCAACTTTGATGAACGGCATTGGGGATGTTGTTAACTACGACATTTCAAGCTATTTTTCTGACCCCGATCTCGCTGGGCTGACTTATGTTGCGGCAGGACTCCCCACCGAATTAGAAATTGATGAGGATACCGGAATCATAACCGGCACCGTCACTCAATCCGTGGGTATAGTCACGACAACAATTTTTGCAACAAACGACGGAGGAGAAGCTATTCAAGAATTTGATTGGCTGATTGTTAATGTTGCAGTCGTTCATTTGTCAGCGCCGGATATCTTAGAATCATCGGCAATTGTGTATTCCAGTGATCTTGTTGTTGTGCCAACTTAATGTCTCAATATTCAAAATTTTTCCTGAATTCAAAATCAAGCATCGTTCTTGTTGAGTGCGTTGAACTTAGCCACCCTGGATTTTCAACAACTCATCGCGTCGTAAGAAATGTCACAGCGGGAGTGACGGTAACACACGAAGACGATCTTGTGTTTGAATATACTTATTATCCTTTAACAATTAGGCAAAAAGGATCCTTGGAGGATTTGGATTTTGGAATTGAAATTGAGTTTGGAGACTTGGACGGTCTCCTACAGGATGAGATCGCTACATTAACTGACTATGGGTTGGACGAGAAACCAATTTGCAATTTTCGTCAGTACCGATCTGACAATTACTCGATGCCAATATATGGACCACTCGTTTTGGAAATAACCGAACTTTCATTTACGAAAGAAGGCGCACAATTCGAGGCAGTCGCTCCATATCGAAATGTCAGTTCCACAGGAGAGTTGTACACGCTCAACAAATTTCCCATGTTGCGAGGTTTACTATGAACCTCGACGAGTTTCATTACAAAAAATATCATGCAGTTGAATACAACTGTTCCCATTTTGCTCGTGACCTGTGGTTGAAACTCACAGGATCAGATATCGGCGATCTTGTGGGAGCATTTAACTCAGGTTGCCTTGACTCTGCAATGCCAGCTAGACGAGGTTTACAAAAGTTGGAACAACCACAAGACCCCTGCTTAGTTTGGCTCGCGAAACCAAATGTTCCTCCTCACATCGGAGTGTTTGTTGAGCGCCGAGTTTTCCACATGACTCCTGATGGGCCTCGTGCAGATCCGCTTCATTATTTAGCTTCCCTCTACAATCATTACAAATTTTACACATGCCTCGACTGATTATCAGAGAAAATAGTCTGGACTCAACGGAAGACATCATTGTCCAAACAGATGATGTTTGCGAAGCGTTAATCAATCACTTTGGTAAAAAATTACCAGACAATACCAGACTCTATCATCAGTTTGTGGCAACTGCTTACGATGTAACACCAGGTGAAGCAGATGTTGAACACGATATTGCCTTTCTTCAAACTTTGGATGGTGATATTTATTGCATCACTTATCCTGAGTTTTTTCTTTTCGGACTTGGACTGATTGGGAAGATCCTTGGAATTTTTCTTCTCGGACTGATCACGTATCTGCTGCGTCCTAAACCTCCCAAGGAACGAAACACTGGTAATGATTCGCCAAACAACGGATTAAGTGACCGGCAAAACACTGCGCGACCGAATGCGAGGATACCGGACATTTACGGGCAAGTTCGTTCTGTGCCGGATCTAATCGCCAAACCATATCGTTACTATGAGCAACACAGGGAAAAAGAAATTTCCTATATGTGCATTGGGCGAGGGGAATTTGCGATCAGCGATGTTAAAGACGACACGACACCGATTGCCGACATTAGCGGCATCCAGTACGCCGTGTACGGGCCTGGCACAAATCCCAACACAGATACCCCACAGATTGAGTACGGGGGCGAAATCACAGACCTGTGGGATGTTAAGGAACGTGTCTGGTCCGCAACTAAATCAAACGCAGTTAACGGGCAAATCCTTCGTGCTCCTAATTCGTCAATCGTGAATGGCGATGAGGATATTGCGTTTAATGATCCGGACCAAATTGTTACGAACAATCCCGATGTTGATTTTGAAGAAAATTTTACAATTGATGATCAAATTACAATTGCAAATTCTGTGAGTGGGGGAAACACACTTGACTTGGATGGGACTTATACAGTTTTGTCTTTATCGAGTTCGACAATAAGTTTAGATAATCCTGGTGCCATCAATGCCAATTGGAACACTCTTTTTGGAAGTACAGATTATTCGGATGCTGTTCTTTCGACCAACAACGATAAATGGGTTGGGCCGTTTATCATTGAAGGGGCCAGAACGATTCTTAATAATTTTGTTGCCATCAATGGTTTGTACATGGAAGACAACGAGCAAAAACAATATACGCTTGGTGTCAACGTAGAAATAGAATTTTGGCCTGTTGACAGCAACGGAGATCAAATTGGGCCATTGGAAAATGAAACTATCAATATCTCTGGATCAGCGTCTCTTAAAAATACACGAGCGGGAACTTCTAATTATACCGTTGATCAACCAGTTGCGGATTCTTACGATTCTCGATGGAAAGTTCGTGCTAGACGAGTAACTGAGCATCCTGAATTTACTGATCGTCGCGTTGTAGATGAGATCCAATGGGAAAGCATGTACGGTTTAGGTTACGTCCCAAATACTCACGATTTTGGAAATGTTACTACCGTATTTGTCAAAACCGCCGCAACTACTGGCGCGTTATCTATCAAAGAAAGAAAGTTCAATTGCCTCGCGTGGAGAAAGATTACTGGGAGAGATGAAACGGTTCCAAACGGTGGTGCTCCTTGGTATTTCACTGACGACGTGGTCACTCAACGAAGCGGGGCATTGATTATTCGTGACATTGCTCTTGATCCATACCTCGGCAATATGACTGAGGATCAGCTTGATTACGATTCGATCTTCGGCGCGGAAGCGTACAATCAAAATTATTTTGGAACAGTTCAAACTCGGCAATTCAATCATACGTTTGATGACAAATCTTTGACTGCGGAAGAAATGATTGTCGCAGTCGCTACGGCAATTTTTTGTAACGCTTATCGGCAAGGCAATCAACTTAAGTTGTCGTTTGAAGGTAAGACTGATTTGTCAACAATGCTGTTTAATCATCGTAATAAAGTTCCTAACTCAGAATTAAGAACAATTCGTTTTGGTAACAACGATGATCACGATGGAGTTGATTTTGATTGGATCAATCCTGAAGACGGGGCTGTTGAGACATTCCAGATTCCCACGAATGGGAGCGCGGTTAATCCTCAAAAAATTGAGATGGCTGGTATCCAGCATATCATTCAAGCACACATGCATGCATACCGAGCTTACTGGAAGATTCTTTATCGCAACACCGCAGTAGAATTTGAAGCAACAGCAGAAGCAAATCTACTTGTTCAGAATGACAAGATTGTGGTTGCAGATAATACTCGCCAAAATACTTATGACGGGGAGGTCACTGCTCAAAATGGTTTAACTCTTACTTTGTCAGGCACTGTTCCTCCTAGAGGAGCGTTTTCTTATAGAATTTTTTTGACTCATTATGACAAAACTGTGGAGGCTTTAGATTTACTTTTAGGTAGTACCAGAAAAACAGTTCGATTAGCTGCTGCCCCAAGACTACCTTTGGTTTTAGGCAATGAAAAATACGCTCGCACCAATTACGTTATCATTGGAAATACCGATGGGCGACCTTATCATTTTTTGGTTCAAGAGAAGGAACCGCAAGATAATTTTACGTGCGTTGTTCGTGCTCATAATTATGATGAAAGGTTTTATCAAAACGACCAGGATTTTAATGACGGACTTTTAAACGAAGATCAAACTTCTATAATTTTTCGTGAAGACTTTGAATCTCTTGAATGTCTCGGAGGAACTTTCAGACTGTACATCAACCCTGGTGGATTCACATCAAATGTTCCAATTGAAATTCAAAATAATTATGTGGGGGTTGGGCCTGCGGCTCAAGGAGAAAAGCACTGCGAGCTAGACGGGCAAAATGCGATGTGGGTGGATTTAACCACAGATCCAGCCAACAGTTATGAGCTTATTCTTTTTTATTCTGCCCGTCCTTACATACCTGCTGCGGAATGCAGGATTGACGTTTATTGGGATGGGAGCCTGTTTTTAACCTTGGAAGAAAACGGCACTTTATTGGAAACAACTGATTGGAAAAATATTTTTGCTGATTTACCTGCTCCAAGTGGTACAACTACTCGTTTAGAATTTAGATCAGTTGTTGACGGTGGATTGGGGCAAGGGGGATTGCTGGATGACATTCGAATCAGAGAAACAATTGGGTAAGTTACTTTTACAGAAGCACTCGCGGCGTTGGTTGTACTTGCTGGTTTACTTTTACAGAAAACATGAGCGGTGACCGAAACAGCAACTATTGTGACAATCCTGCTGGGCGGAATCGGCACGTTATCAAGCGCGGTGGCGTACATCTACCTGCTGCAACGAACGGACCATGATCGACTCATTTCGATGATGCAAAAAAAGTGGGAGCAATGCGAGGAAGAAAAAGAGAATATGTGGCGGGTCATCGCGGACATGAAAAACACAACGCCATCACAATTAAAGCGAGAATACGGTGTCGCCAACCATACAAAAGATTGAGACTAGGTTGAAGATGAAAGGTTACGTCATGTTGATTGCGTTGACGGTCATTTCATCGTGTGCCTTTGCATTGGTGCTGAACATGGCATTTTTCGCTACACGACCGGCTGACGTGTTGGCCGAAGTGAAGCAACTGCGAACCCAGCTTGAAGATGAATTAGCACGGGACGAAGCAATTATCGAAGCGAAAACAAGAGAGCGATTGTTTTTCCGTGATGGTGTGCCAAACGTGTGGGAATTGATCGACGCAAATGATTTGAAAGTGCCGGAAGGTTGGGAGCGATGAACGACGCCGAACTGCACGCAATTGTAATGGACCTGATCCAACGACTTGAATTGCTGGAGCAAAACATCGAGCGGCTCAACTACCGCTCGGCACTGGAAACAATCCCAAGCGACGCGACAACTACCGAAACATTTTCAGAAGTGAAGGATAATTGATGTGGCAAAAACAGGATTGGTTTGGAGGCCGACCACGCGATGTGGGTAATTCTGTTTGCGTTGGTGACTGAAAAGAAAAGTCGATATTCTTGCCAATAAGGGGGGG